AGCTTTGCCTGATCGGAGGGACGCCACGAGTCGAAGGTGAAGGGATTGCCGCTTTGTGCGCCAGCCTTCTGCCCCTGAAGAGCGTATATCTGCGTCTGTAGGTCCGCGGTGCCGGCGATCAGCGAGGCGCCGGTCTTGAAGGTGTCCAGGAAGCCCGTGAAGGACTTCTTTACGGCGTCCCACGCGCCGGCGATGCCGGTAACCTTCTCCTGCATCTCCTGCACGCGCGGCTCGATGGCGTCGTGGAACGCCTTAGCCGACAGCTCGACCGCTTCCTGCGTGTCGCCCTGCTTCTCCAGCGCCGCGATCTGCTCGTAGGTGCTGAGGTTTAGAAAGTGGTACTGCTCGTTCGCCTTCGCCACGCCAGCGGCAGTACCGTCGAACATCTTGGTGACAGCATCGGCGGCCTTATCCGCACTCGCACCGGTGAGGTTCGCGAAGTCGTTAGCTGCCTGCCCCAGCGAAAGGAAGGTCTGGCTGGTGACTTTCCCGTTGGCGGCAAGCGCTATCAGGATCTGGTTCGCCTGCGACAGGCTTCCCGACCCCGCAACCTGGCCGGCAATCTTCGAGAACCCGTCGGCAGTGACGCCAACGACATTTCCGGTCTGCGCGAGAGCACGGTTGAGGTCGTTCTGGGTCTCAGCGGCCGAGTTCGCGGCGGCAACGAACGCCGCAACGTAGCCGGTAGCGGCCAGGACCGCCGCGCCGGTGGCGCTGAAGGCAAGCTCCAGCAGCCCGCTTCGGCTGGCAAGCGTGCCGAGGCTTTGCTCGAAATTGCCCCACTGCCCCGTCACTGCGTCCTTAGCCAGGAGGCCTAGCTCGCGGCGAGCGTTGGCGTTGTTCAGGCTGAAGGAGTGCACCGCGTCCGATGCTGCGGTGATCCTGGCGCGCGCGGTGTCGATGGCCGCACTGTAGGTCTTGAAGTCATCGGCGCTCAGTGCGCCCGACTTCTTGAACTCGAGGAGCTTTGCCTGCTGCTTATCGAGGCGGCCAAGAGCGGACACCGCCGGGTCGATCTGGCCGACAAGCTTGGCAAGGTCCTCCTGCTGCTCCTTCAGGCCAGCAGAGTTCTTCGCCGCAGCGTTGGCGCGCTCCTGCTCCGCGACGAGCGCGGTGGTGGCGGACATCGCCTTGTTCTGGGCGGCGACCACGCGGCCATAGCCGTCGGTAGCAGAGACCTGTGCCTGGGCTGCGGATTTGCTCGACGCAGCGGCAGCAGCCTGAGCCTCGGCCTGTGCCTGCGAGGCCTTCACCATTTCCTTGATGCGGATCGCCGCCGCTTCGGACGACTCACCCACCGCCTCTATCGACTTGGCGCTTGCCGCGCTGGTCTCGTCGACCTTCTGGAACGAGCCGGCGACCTTCGCCAGCTGGGCACTCAGGCCATCGAAGGAGGACTTGATCTCCTCGGCCACCGACAGCGCGGCCGACTGGGTTTTGTTGAGCGCCTGGAGCTCGCTTACGATGGTGCCAGTGTTGGCTGAGATCTGGGCGGACGCCTTCGCCCACGCAGCGCCGGTGGATCCGGCCGCCTTTTCTGCGCTCTCACCAGCCGTGGCGAGCTTTTCGAGATCGGTCTCAGCCTTGGCGATGCCGTCGCTGGTGACCTTAATGCCCAGTGATGCGATATCAGTCACTGTTTTCCCTCATCACTTGCAGAGCTTCGCCTTCCATGACGCGCAGACATTCGAAAACGTCTAGCCATTGCTTGCGCGGAATGCGCTGCATGCGCATAACTGATGGCAGGACGTTGTAGTCCAGCCCGGTCGGGCCGCCGAATCCGACGCGCCACTGGGTTTGCATCGCGATGAACACGTTCACCGCTGGAAGGTTTTCTGGCCAGATCGGCGTATCGATCTCGGATGCGTCGACCAGGTCCCCATCCTCAAAGCCAAGCGATGAAAGCTTGGCCTTTGAGGCAGGCTTCTCGTAGAGAGCCCGGGCGACGCTGATCAGTTTTTTGTGCGGGTGCCGCGCAGCTCGCCGAGGTAGGCGTTCACGATGGCAACCGCCGCGCCGGCATAGCTCTGGCACAGCTTGGTGATGTTCTCCTCGTTGAACTCGTCGTCGAGGTTCCACCCGGTGGCGATAGCGAGGATCGATTCGGCGTCACTATCTTCGGCCTGATCGAGCCAGGCCTTGGCCTCATCCTTGGTGCGGTGCTTGAAGACGAACTCGACGTCCGCCGTGCCGGCGCCGGGCACCGGAATCGCCACCTTGGTCTTGAACGTCGGGTCGGGGGTGAGCTTCAGCTTTGCCATGGTTCTTCCAATGAAAAGGGGCTCCGCGACGGAGCCCCGGGGTGGTTAGGCCGCGTAGCGGACCGGGTCGCCGACGAGCGAGAACGTCGATGCCAGGGCCATGATCTGGCCCTTGGTCATCGTCGGCGTCTTGTTGAGCGTCGCGTAGCCGTTGTAGAGCAGCAGCGAGCCGCTCGGCAGGCGAATGCGCACGGCGCGCGGGACGCGGTCGTCGTTCGCAGCGGACAGGATTCCGTACCACGGCAGCGAAGCGTCGTCACCGATGCTCAGCGTGAAGCCCTGTGCCGACTTGACGGTCGGGATCTGGTGCTCGACGTCCTCTTCGAGGAACGAGTAGGTCGCGAACTGCTGATCGCCACCGGACGTGCCGAACTCCAGCACCTGCGTGATCTGCACCCAGGTTGCGACTTCCTGCGCCGAGCCGGCGCCGCTGCCAGCCGGATATCGGGCCACAGCGGTCGTGTCGATGCCCTCAAGCTCGAAGGTGTTGGTGTCCGAGTTGGCGACGCGAACCACTCGGCCATTCAGGCGGTTCCAGCCCGAGCTGATCTTGACGAAATCGCCGTCGGAGAAGCCGTGGGCCGCAGCGGTGGCTACCGCCGGATTGGCGTTGGTGATTGCGGTGATGTTCTTGGCGGTGCCCACCGATCCTTCGATCGACAGGACGGAGCCGTCAGGCAGCTGTACAGCCATGCGTGTTTCCTTGGGGTAGGCCCGGCGCGCGGGCACAAAAAAGGCCCCATGCGGGACCTGTCATCTGCGCGGTGTCGCGCTGCTAGACGGTGTCGGCCCTATACTGGAACGACACCGGTACTACGAAACTCACATCGTCCTGACCGCCCTTGGCGGCGGTGACGGGACTGACAACCTGCACAACCAGGTCGCCCGAAGGGATGCGCAGGTTGAGCGGAAATAGGGCTTCGATCTCCGCGGCGATCGACTCAGCGACGCCCGGGCCGCCGTTGATCGGAGTCACCACGTTCATTTGGTACACACCGCTGAAGGTGCGCATGGAGCCTTCCAGGTCACTACTGCCCGTTGTCGCCGGCAGCAGGAAGACGCGCAGGTACACCTCGCCATTGGTCGGCTTGAACTCGACATTCTCGTAGGCGATGCGCAGCGGGACAGGCCTGTCCTGCGCCCATGTGGAAAGTCGGGTCTCGATGGCGGCTCGGCAGAGATGGTTACTCACTCTGTACGCTCGCTGCCGCCTTCTCGACGAACGACTGAAACTCGGCCACCGTGATGCGCACCATGCCTTGCGGAGCCTGGACACCGCTATGCCCGTACTCGATGGGGATGGCGTACGGCAACGAGTTCATAATCCAGATGTCCTGCACGCCATCGGCTGATGCTATGACCTGCGTCCCGTCGGCGATCGTCGCTTGACCTTCTTGGTCTCGATCTACGACCGAGACATACGTCGGAGCATCAAGGGATACCGTCCAGTTGGCACGGAGACGTCCGCCGACATAGCCAGCGGGCTTCACGATGTCCATACCGTCGTGCAGTTTCTTGCCAGGCTTCAGGCGACCCGCCTTGGTCAGGTTCGCAGGATCGCTCCGAAGCGCTGAGTTGTGCGCGGCGACCTCGGCGTTGTAGTTCGCGGCTGACCGGTTGACCGCCCAGAGGTCCGGATTGCCCACGGGAGTCCGCATGACGGTGGCGGTGAGTAGGTCGATGCTGACCTTACGAACAACGGTCTTCGCCATTTCGGGTGCCTTCTTCGCGAAGGCTTGAAGCGAAAGGGCGAAGCTGCTCTGGTCAGCCACGGATCTGCGCCGTATACAGCACCGGCACGCCGGCGGGTGCGAGCGGCTTCACCGTGACAACCGTAGCGGTCGCGTCAGCACCGGTGTCGTCCTTGTAGCGGAGGCGATCCCCCTGCTCCACCTTCTGGCCAGGAGCACAAAGCGCCTGCTTGTCACCCTGCTTGATCAACGTCCCGTCGATGTACTTCTGGTCGTAGTCGAACACCGCGGCGGTCGTCGAGATCTCAGTCTCGCTCGGCGCAGTCGTGCCAGTGCTGGTGCCGTAGACGGGTTCGCCCACGCGCACGATCGTCGCGTCGGCTCCGAACTTCTTCAGGAGACGGATCGCTGTAGCGGCTGACCTGCGGTAGTCGAAGCTCACGCCCTGCTGACCTTGATCTGGCTGACGCCGCCGGAAAGGCACGGAGCCAGCATGTTGTCGACGAACGCGAAGCGCGGAGCCTGGCGGGCGCCTGGCGCATACGTGACACTGAGCGGCCCGACGACCTCTTGTGTGACCTGAGAATCCTCGTCGGGCATCAGGTCGCCCAGGAGCGACCGTAGCGCAAGCTCGGCGTTGGCCCGACCGATGACCTTGGGGATCGCGTCGAACGGATGGCGCGGCCAATCGAGCGCCTGCTCATGCGAGGCGCGGCAGCCACGCCAGCGCTGGCCGTATGCGGCCGCCATATAGTCGGAGCCATTGCGTAGCGCCGCTTCCTTGGCCGAGTCGTCGAGGGCGGCCCAGTCGGCTTTGCCGCGCGCAGCGAAGTACGCGTCAGCGTCGATCACGGAGATGTAGGCCTCGGCGTCAGGCTTGCCGGTGCCGTCCTCGACGACCAGGGTCATCGATCAGACCTTTGACCAACCGAGCTTGATGTGCTCTTCCAGCGCCATCCAGTGGATGCGCAGGAACTCGGCGCCCTTGCGGACCTCGACGAGCGCCTCGTTGAAGAGTTCCTCGATGAGGCTCTCGTCTTCGTCTTCGCTCGGAGGCTGCGCCGCATCGCCGTTGCCCTGATCGGCCGAAGCCGGGGCGGCGGTGTTGGCGGATACATCCGGCGCCGAAGCGTCGGCCTGTTCGATGACGGGCGCGGTGTCGGTCGTACCGGTCGCCGGGGCATCGCCCGAGACCTGTGACGCGTCGCCAGCGGGCGCCGTGTCGGTATTGGTGTTGCCCTGATCGGCCGAAGCCGGGGCGGCGGTGTTGCGCTTTGCCATGTTGGTTCCTTGAAAAGATCCGGGAGCCGAAGCCCCCGGATCGTTTGGATCAGCCCAGCAGGAGCGCGATGTGCTCCGACTTGATCGCGGCGCAACCCCATGCAAGGCACACTTCGTACTTCACCTGGCGGTACTGGCGGTACACGCGCACTTCGAAGGTCAGGCCCGTGACCGGATCGGTCAGGGTCATCGCGTCGTCCGCCGAGTCACCACCGGTCGGAACAGCCGGCGCACGCGTGGCGAGAACCAGTGCCGAGCGAGCGAA